AATCTATCAAAAAATTTTTTATACTGTGCGAATATTTTAAAATATTGTTGTAAATGATTTGTAATTTTTTCAGAATCAGAAAATGTTTTGTTTTCTGTATTAGAATCATTTGCTTTTATTTTTTGACCAACTAAATTTTCAGGGTCTAATTTCATTATTAAAAAAGAAGCTATTTTTATGAACCTGTAAAATGAAGTGTGTAGAGACATTACATATTTTACATTATCAAAGTCAGCTATATTTTTAATTGTGAAAAATTTTTTATATTGCGATTTACTTTTATTAAATGATTTATCAAATGCTTCAATCAAATAAGATAATGTACTGAATATACTTTTTTCACCAACAAATAAATCATCATAAAAATTTAAACTTTTAATTTTAGAATCATTATCATATATTCTACCAATCTCTATAATTTTTTTATAAAGATTTGAACTTGTACCTTTTCTATTTTTTTCAATTCTATCAATTATTTTACGTAGTTCATCAGTATCTTTATCTTCTATCAATAAATCATTTAGCTGGCTCATTTGCACCTCCAGTCATACCACCAGCATTTGCTGGCGTCATACCAGCATAACCTTTCAAGTTATTGTATTCTTGATATTTAACTCTAATTTGTCTTTGTAAATTTTCTTTAACTGGAGACTGTGCTGCACGTACTCTCATTTCTAATTCTACAATTTCTGCAAGCAATCTAGCTTCTTTTGTTTTTGTTTTAGAAGATGTATCAGAATCAGAAACTTGTTTAAGTTTGGATGCTATTTCCTTTGAACTCTCAGAAGACCTGACGTATGGAGATAACATACTAATTTCTGATTTAATCACAACTATTTGGTCAACGATTCCTCTTAGTTCCGCATTATTGAGTAATGCTTCCGGATTCCTCCCACTCTTTTTAAATATATCATTAGCCAAACGTGTGCTTTGTTTTTCTAAATCTTGCAATTTTTTATTTAAATTACGAACAGTCTTTTCCACACTATTCATACCCAAATAATCAATTAATGCACCAATGCGCTCATCTATTTTATCCGAAGCAGAGTTTACTAAAGCATCCAAGATGTTTCCTTTTTTTCTTGGACTTAAAATTTTACCTAAAGTTTTTGTATTGACCATACTTTTAAGACGGTCTGTCCATTTACCTTCAGTTAGTATATCAAGAGAATCTTTATTAAAAGATTCTCTGTCTTCATTTATTAAATGAGTTATTAATTTATTCTTGCTCATCTGCTACTACCGGTTCTTGATTAAACATAGATTGAGACATCTCCTCTTTCTTCTGCTGAATTCTATCATAAATTTTATTAGCTATGACGCTATCAAAATTTTCTTTTGTTCCAATCATGTTACCATCATTTACATTTTTAATTATTGCTTTTAATTCATCTGTCATGTTCCCGCTCCTGTAGTTGGGGTTGTTCCTGTTCCACCTGGAGGAGTAGTTCCTCCTCCTCCACCTAAATCATTTACCATTCCTTCTCCAGCACCAGGTCCAAGTCCGGGTTCAGAACCCAATCCTCCTCCAAACAAGTCTCCTCCGGCACCTAATCCTCCTCCACCCATCATATCACCACCCATTCCCATGCCAAATCCTGGTTCACCTTCTTGTGGTGCAAATCGTGGGTCGAATCGTTCTTCTTCTATTTCTTCATCAATTTTTTCTATTTCTTCATCTGTCATGAACAATATATTTTTGCGAATATAATTAGCTGAAAAATATTTACCTCTATATTCTTCGGCTTCTCTCACTGCATTCATTTTTTCATTTAAAACTTCTAAACTTTTTAACGCATTAAAGTTACTGTCTTGATCAAAAGTAAACATAATCAAATCTTTAATATCATCCCATTGTTTCAATGAAATAATATTTTTAAGAATCAATTGTCTTTTTAATAATTCTAAAAATAGATTAGAAAATCGTGTTCTTAATTTTTCAATGAATCGTAAGAATTTATATTCTTCTCTTGAAATCTCACTGGCTCTACCTAATGAGAATCCACTTTCTGGTTGCATTCTTGAAATTGGAACATTCAAAGAACGAAACAATTGTCTTTGAAAATATTCAAGTTCATCTAGTTGTGTCATTCCACCTTCATCACCAGATAATGTATCTATCTCAGTTGTGGCGCTTCCGTTCCTTCTCGGCATCCAATAGTCTTCAAGCATAGTTTGAAACTTACGGTCATCTCTTAACATACCAGTTTTACTATCATAAACCATTTTGTTACGATATTGGTCTTTCAATGTCTGTAGATACTGTCTTGCCTTTGGTGCGGGTAAGTTACCGACATCAACATAGAATATTCTTCTTGACGGTGCTCGACTCAATCTGTGAATAATTGATGCATCCTCAAGTAATCTAATTTGATTCAAAGGTCTAAACGCTTTATGAAGATATGATACTACAGATGTTCTTCTTTCATCTAATAATCCACTAGTGATGTAGACAACCGTATCGGGTGCAATTTTCATCACATTTCTGGTCTGTCCTTGGTCTTGATGAAATACACCAGTTTCAGAATAAAGATAATACTCTTGATATGACTGATTGATTGGAATTTCTTCTGCACCAAGTTGAAGTCTTTCCTGTTCCTCTTTCTTTTCTCTAACTTTTTTAATTTTAAAAGGGTCAACTATTCTACATTCTATAATTCCACGTTGAGGATTTTCTTTGTCAATCATTACGTGATAAAATAATCTGCCGTCAACAAACCATCTTCTAAAAATTTCATATCCCAAATATTTAAAATTTAGAATATCCAACACTTCATAGAATTCATCAGTAATTTTTTGTTTGATTAATTCTGAATAATCTTCTAGATAATCTAAGTCTATATGAACTGGATAAGTTTTGCGATTTGCTACAATGGCCTCATTGACAATTTCATCAACTGCAATTTCACATTCCGGTTGCATAATCATTGCACGATATCGTGCTATCAAATCAAATTCACTTTGGAAAGTTCCTTCAAGATTTAGATATGTACCATAGACACCGGCAGAGCCTACAACAGCCGAACCATCATCATTTTCAGGTGGTGTAAATGACTGAAGATTAGTTTCTTCTCTGTTTTTTTGTTCTTGAAACTTCCATCCAAATAATACTGCCATTCAAAAACTCCTCATTTATAATTGATATTAATTGTTTACAGTATTTATCCATTTTAAAAAAACAAAAAACCCGCATGTATTAAATGCGGGTTTATATTTCAAATATTAATAATTAATTATATTATCTTACGTCAGCCTGTAAAAATGACGCCGGAGTAACAGCCCATCTATCAGCATTTTCCACACCTTGTGTAGAAGGTGTAAATGGATTGACGTTTGGTGAACTGTTAACTCCAAGTGCAGCAGTATTCTTAATCCAGTATTGATAGGCAAATGTTACAGTAAATTCTTCAATGGTATCTTTATCATCCCAACTTAATGATATTTCACTAACACTTGTTGGAAAAGCATCTTTAAAATAATATGAACCTAAATAGCTGGGGTTAGTTGCTTTTAATCCGTTCTCATCAATTGTAGTTGATTCACCACCATCTTTTCGTAATTGATGTACTTGCATTTGCCCGTAAACATGTGCAGGGGCAGAAGTTGCTCCAAATCCTGATTGCGCCCCAAAGATTGCAGCACCTGGAGAAATATATTCAATCCAAGCTTCAAATAAATGACGAATTTTATAATCCTCATCATTAATAATTGTTACTGTCCATGGCGCAAAGGTTCTATCAATTGATGGTACTTTAAAATCTCTACCAAGAAAACTTTTAGTTATTTCTCCTAAAGTACTTTCTGGTATTGATGCGGCTTTCATGAAAAAAGCCGCATCGGTAATTACAGATTCACCAAACTTTCCATTTAGCAAACTTGCGATTTCTGTTGGAAAATCAATTTTACAATAAAACAGAGAAGGCCTTGCACCTCCTCCTACTAGTTTATTTCTAAGTGCGGTTACATTTATTCCCATAAGAACTCCTTATGTCTTTGTTTATATGATTAAATTCCTAAATCTGCAAAATCTACAGTTTGACCAACTGCGGTGAAATTCAATTGAATAAAGTTGATTACATAATTAG